AAGCTAACCTATGGCATCAGGGAGGCTGAGTTAGTCACCATCACGGCAGGTTCAGGGCTAGGTAAGTCTCAGTTTGTGAGAGAGATAGTGTGGCATATTCTCAAGCATTCTGAGGAGAACATTGGTCTACTATTCCTAGAGGAGAATGCACGTAAGACTGCGCTATCGCTGATGTCTCTGGCGGCTAACAAGCCGTTGCATCTGCCAGATGTAGAGAGTACAGAAGAGGAGCGTTGGGAAGCATTTGAAACTACGATGGGTACTAACAGACTCTACTTGTTTGACCATTTCGGTAGCACCAGTGTTGATAACATCATTGCACGTTGTCGCTACATGGCTAAGGCGTTAGACACAAAGTTTCTGTTCTTAGACCACGTGAGCATTGTTGTGTCAGCGCAGAGCAACGGTGATGAGAGGAAGGCTCTTGACGAAATCTGCACCAAGCTGAGAATGCTAGTGCAAGAGACAGGCATAACATTGTTTATGGTTAGTCACCTCAAGCGGCCAGACGGTAAAGGCCATGAGGAAGGTGCTGTGAGCAGTCTATCGCAACTCAGGGGCTCTGCATCCATTGCACAGCTATCTGATATGGTGATAGGTCTAGAGAGGAATGGTCAGGCTGATGACCCTGTAGAGAGAAACACAACCCATGTCAGGGTGCTGAAGAATCGCTTCTGTGGCACTACAGGCAAGGCAGGTGGGTTGCTATTTGACCAGACAACAGGTAGAATGACTGAAATTAAAGAAGAAGGTCTATAACGTGGAGATTAACAATGTGGATACTACCAAAGAACTACCCACTGTCATCGCATTTTGTGCAGGATATGGTGGAATCGAAAGAGGACTTGAGCTTGCCGGGCTTGAACATAGAGTCATCGCTTACGTTGAAATCGAAGCCTATGCCATTGCAAACTTGGTGTCGAAAATGGAAACAGGACAGCTACCTCCCGCACCTATTTACACGGATATTAAAACCTTCCCATCGGAAGTCTTTCGAGACAGAGTTGACATCATCACTGGCGGTTATCCCTGCCAACCTTTCTCAGCAGCAGGAAAGCGCAAAGGAGGAGATGACCCAAGACACCTCTGGCCATACATCAGAAAGCACGTTGAAACAATTAGACCTGTTCAGTGCTTCTTTGAAAACGTCGAAGGCCACATCTCGCTTGGACTCAACAGCGTCATCAGCGACTTGGAAGAAGATGGTTACAGCACAACGTGGGGAATATTCTCAGCGCGTGAAGTTGGCGCACCACACCAACGAAAGCGAGTTTACATCATGGCCAACCGCAACGGTGTTCGATGTAACTGGTGGAAGCTACCCGACACAGCTAGTCAACGGACAGTGGAGATCGAAGCACAGCAAAGATCCCGACAGCCCGTGGTACGGAGCGAAGCTGAAGGATGCTGTAGAGACAGCGGAGAAAATGTGGCCAACCCCTGCGGCAAGGGACTACAAGGGAGCAGTTCTTCCAGAAACACTAGCGGCAAAGAACAGGAATCCAATGACAAACTCGCTACCAGATGCAGTTCAACACAAGTCGGGGCGTGGCCAACTGAACCCAGAGTGGGTAGAGTGGTTGATGGGTGTACCAACAGGGTGGACAGAATTAGGCTCTTGGGAAACGCAGTAGTCCCACAGACAGCAGCAAAAGCGTATTCAGTTTTAAGCGAGAGGATGTTATAATGAGATGCATAGCGTGTAACAAGGCTTTATCAGACTTTGAGTCTACTAGGAAATCTGCAATCAGCGGAGAGTATTTAGATATGTGCAATGACTGCTACTTTTACACTGACGACATTGACACTATCGACAGAGAAGACTTACGATCAGAAGCAGACACAGTAATGGAGAGTCAAGAATATGAGCAAGATTGGCAGTTGGATAAGTGAGACACAAGAGAGCAAGGCTCAACTAGCGTACATAAATCCGTACAACAGGCACAGCAACAAAGACACTACAGCGAGGCAATACTATGTTGAATACAGTAACAACAGACCAAAGAGTAATAGCATGGTTCAGTTGCGGAGCAGCTAGTGCAGCCGCTACCTACTTGGCTAGAAAGAAGTACAAAACTCCTAACTTTGAGGCTGTCTACTGTAGAGTAGCGGAGGAGCATAAGGATAATTTTAGATTTTTAAATGACTTCTCCAGTAAGTTTACGTTACCAATAAAAATAATTGGCGATGCATCTGCTGAGTTTTCTATTTACAAAGTTTTTGAGCAAAGGAAGTTCATCAAAGGGCCAATGGGCGCACCTTGCACTATGATATTAAAGAAAGATGTAAGGAAAAAATACCAAAGAGAAGGAGATATACAAGTATTTGGATACACTAGCGAAGAAGAAGATAGGGCAAACAGGTTTATAGACTCCAACAACGATGTTGATGTTGATTTTATCTTACTAGAAAACAACTGGACTAAGAAAGACTGCCTAGAGTTTGTTAGAGATAACAACATAGAAATACCAGTTATGTATAAACTAGGTTATAACAACAACAACTGCGTTGGTTGTGTTAAAGGCGGTATGGGATATTGGAATCAAATACGAGTAGACTTTCCTGAAGCATTTGATAAGATGGCAAAGCTAGAACGCAAGTTAGGCCACGCTATAAACAAAGACAAGAATGGTGCAGTGTTCTTAGATGTTTTAGCGAGTGATAGAGGAAACTTTAAGAAAGACTTACCTAGTGATTGTGGATTCACTTGCGAGTGGAAACAACAAACATTTAAGTTTTAGAGGCAATACTATGTTGATTACGTTGGACATAGAAACAAACACCAGTCACGACAACATCTGGGTAGTGGTTACTCAGGACGTTGACACTGGCGAGGTGCTAGAGCATTACAACTCTGACACCCTAGAGCCTGTGCTGCTCAACTGTGAAGGCGTTATAGGCCACAACATCATAGGCTTTGATGCGCCAGTGCTAGAGAGAGTGTGGGGAATACACATTCCAGTAGACATTCTAATAGACACTCTGGTACTCAGCAGACTATACAACCCTTCTCTGGAAGGCGGCCATAGCCTAGACTCTTGGGGCAAACGCTTTGGCGATCCTAAGATAGACTTTGATGACTATGACGGTGGACTAACACCAGAGATGGTGGACTACTGCATACAAGATGTAGCACTAACAACTAGGCTTTATAAACACTTAACTGATTCACTGAAGCGGGAGGAATTTTCAGAGCAATGCGTAGATTTAGAAAGGAAGGTAGCTATCATTACGGCTCAACAGGAGCGCAACGGCTTCATGCTAGACGTAGAGCAAGCAACTTTGTTGTGGCAAGACATAACACACAAGATGAGGACGATAACAGCGGAACTACAGAAAGTGTTTCCACCAATAGTGGAGGAGCGTTGGAGCGAGAAGACAGGGAAGCGTCTGAAGGACAAGGTGACAGAGTTTAACGTAGGCTCTCGCAAGCAGATAGCAGAACGCCTAGAAGGTGTAGGTGTGAAGTTTAAGCTACAGACTGAGAAAGGTGCTATCATCGTCAACGAGAAGGTGCTAGAGGGTATCGACATACCAGAAGCTAAGATGATATACGAGTACCTGATGCTACAGAAACGTGCCGCGCAGATAGATTCTTGGTTAACCCATGAGAAGGACGGTAGGGTGCATGGTAGGGTTATCACCAACGGTGCTGTGACAGGCCGTATGACGCACCACAGCCCCAACCTAGCGCAAGTGCCATCAGTGTCTGCACCGTATGGCAGAGAGTGTCGTTCATTCTGGCGTGTACCTGAAGGACATAAACTCGTAGGCTGTGATGCCAGTGGCTTAGAACTACGTATGCTTGCACACTATATGCGTGACGAGAGATACACCAACGAGATACTAAGTGGTGACATCCACACAGCTAACATGAAGGCGGCAGGACTCACTGACCGCAACCAAGCCAAGACATTCATCTACGCATTCCTGTACGGTGCAGGAGCAGCCAAGATAGGGCAGATAGTAGGCGGTGGCTACAGAGAAGGACAACAGCTTATAGACTCGTTCCTACGCAACACACCCGCACTGGCTAAACTGCGTGAGAAGGTAGCTAAACACGCCACAGCAGGAACACTACCTGCACTAGATGGTAGACGCTTGCGTGTAAGAAGTGAACATGCGGCACTGAACACACTGCTACAGGGTGCAGGAGCTATTGTAATGAAACAGGCACTGGTGCTGTTAGCTGATCGTTTATCGACATACGATATACCGCACAAGCTAGTAGCTAACGTGCATGACGAGTTTCAGATAGAAGTACCAGAGAATTTTGCTGATGTAGTAGGCAAAGCGGCAGTAAGAGCAATCAAGAATGCAGGAGATGTGCTAGACCTGCGATGCCCACTTGATGCTGAGTACAATGTAGGAAATAACTGGGCTGAAACACATTGACAAATCCGTACCATTCGTGGTATAATATATGTAGATCAGTTGTGATCTAAAACAACCAAGAGGTAATTAGTATGAGTGAAGCAAAACCAGTAACAATCAACGCAGACATGATGTGGTCTAGTCTGACTGAAGTAAACCGTATGTCAGGTAAGTACCAAGTAGACCTAGCTAACCTATCCAAGGCAGCAGTAGAGGCACTGGAGATGATGGGCTTGAACGTAAGACGCAAGGATGGACAGGGCGACTTTATCACTGCAAAGTCTAGCCACCCTATCCGCATCTACGACACTGACGGTGCTGAGATCAAAGGCATCCTAGTAGGCAATGGCTCTAAAGCAAAGGCAGTAGTAAGCTACTACGATTGGAAGTCTCCTGCGGGTCAAGCGGGACGTAGCCCTACACTGCTCAAGCTAGTAGTCACTGACCTCATTCCCTATGGTGGCGGTGCTGACGTAGCTGAAGTGGACTTAGGCGAAGCGTTGTGATCTTAATTGATGCAGACATTCTAGTCTATCGCATAGGTTGGTCATGCAACGAGGAATCAGAGAAGACAGCCATCAGCACCATCGATGGCTTCATCTCCGACATCTTGTTACAACTCAACGTAGACGAGGAAACAGACTACTATGTTCTGTATCTCACTGGCAAAGGAAACTTCCGCAAGGAATATGCCGTCACTGCTGAATACAAAGGAAACCGTAAAGATAAGGCAAAGCCAGTGCATATTCAGGCACTACGCCAACACCTTATCGACAAGTGGGCTGCTGTAGTTACTGAAGGAGAAGAGGCAGACGATGCCATAGCTATACAGGCAACAGTTCACGGTGACAAGGCTATCATGGTTACGTTAGACAAGGACTTTGACCAGATACCAGGATGGCACTACAACTTTGTAAAGCAGGACAAGTACTATGTAAAGCCAGAGGACGGCTTACGCTTTTTCTACCGCCAGATACTGATGGGTGACAGGATTGATAACATCATAGGTATCAAAGGTATTGGCGATAAGAAGTCAGAGAAGATATTGAAGGACTGTGTTACAGAGAAGGAACTCTATGACAAATGCGTAGAGATGTACGATGGTGACGAGGCCAGAGTGATAGAGAATGGTAGGATGCTCTGGCTAAGACGCTACGAAGGTGAGGTATGGAGCTTCAATGAAGACAAGGAATAACGGTAGATGGACAGAAGCACGTTTTCGTTCCTTTATCGTCTCCGCACTCCGTCAGGCTCACGCTAAGTGGGGTGTAAAGCACGATGTTAAGTCAGCGGCTAGAGTAGCTAGGGGAGTTTACAAGTGTGCCAAATGCGGCAAAGGCTCTCCCGCTACACTACCACCGCTAGAAGGAAAGAAGCGTAGACGTAATAACGCAGCAGTAGACCACATAGATCCAGTAGTAGATCCAGAAGTAGGCTTTGTAGATTGGAACACCTACATTGAAAGAATGTTCATAGAAGCTGAAGGGTATCAAGTACTGTGTCACAAGTGCCACACTGCTAAGACTAACGCAGAACGTAAGAGGCGTAAGAAATGAGAGATTTAACTGTAGATTTATTGAATCATTTGTTTGAGTACGACAAAGAAACTGGTAACTTAATCTGGAAAATTCAACAGCGAGGAATAAGAAAAGGAAGTATTGCAGGTTCTGTAAAATCTCATGGTTATCTTTGTGTGGGAATAAACTATAAAAGCTACAGAGCGCATAGGCTTATTTTTTTGATGCATAAAGGTTATTTACCTAAGACAATAGACCACATTAACGGAGACAAACTAGACAATAGAATAGAAAACTTGAGAGCAGCCACTGTTGGTCAAAACCAACACAACAGGAAAACGAACGCTAACAACACTAGCGGATATAAAGGAGTCAGTTGGAACAAAGCGTGTAAGAAATGGCTAAGTCAAATTAAACTAGAAGGAAAAAGAATACACTTAGGTTATTTCGACAACGTAGAAGAGGCTGCTGAAGCAGTACGAAAAGCCAGAGAAGAACTACACGGTGACTTTGCAAATCACGGAGAGCAATAATGACTAAACATTTAGTAATACCAGACACGCAAGTAAAGCCAGACCAGTCTATAGAGCATCTACGATGGGCAGGGCAGTACGCTGTAGACAAGAAGCCTGACGTTATTGTGATGATAGGTGACTGGTTTGATCTACCTAGTCTCTCATCATACGATGTAGGCACTCGTAGCTTTGAAGGCAGACGCTACACCAACGACATAGAAGCAGGTGTTGCTGCTATGGAGATGTTCATGCGTCCTATCAAGGATGAGCAGAACCGCCTGATACGCAACAAAGACAAGCGTTGGAATCCTAGACTAGTGTTCACTCTAGGCAACCACGAGAACCGCATAGAAAGAGCAACCAATGCAGACCCTAAGCTAGACGGTTTAATTAGCTACAGAGACTTTCAGCTAGAAGAGTTTGGTTGGGAAGTTTATCCATTCCTGGAGCCTGTTATCATTGACGACATAGCCTATGCCCACTACTTCACCAGTGGTGTTATGGGCAGACCAGTAAGCAGTGCAAAGCTGATGCTACAGAAGAAGTACATGTCGTGTGTGATGGGACACGTACAGGACAGGGACATTGCCTATGCTAGGAAGGCTGACGGCACTAACATGCTAGGACTGTTCTCTGGCATATTCTATCAGCACGATGAGGACTACCTTAACCCACAGACTAATGGAAGTTGGTCAGGGATATGGATGCTCAATGAGGTTAAAAACGGTGGTTGTGATGAGCTACCTGTTAGTATAAACTACTTGAGAGAGAAGTACGGAGACTAGGATGCCTCTAACCTACTATGAACTACTAGAGAAGATGTCGATGCTAGACGAGCTAACAATCATAGAGATATTAGATATAAGCTCAGAAGAGTTAGTCAACAAGTTTAGTGACCGCATCAACGACAGATTTGAAGAATTAGCAGAGGATTTTAAACATGAGACTCAATGACGTAAGCCCCGCTGAGTGGGACAGAGTGGCTAAGAACCACAACGAGAAAGTACAGAAGACAGGACTAGAGCATTGGACTAAACCTGCTGAAGAAGAAGCGGCAGAGATAGACCCAGTGAATAACCC